ATGACTAAGACCTACTTTTTCCCTGATGACTACACCGAGTTTGATATTTTTGGCCAGGAGATGCCCGTTTGCATCGACCGTGCGGAATGCGAGAGACTGGCCAGGGATTACGAAATGGACGTAGACGATTTCATGGACAACATGCACGAGGCAACGGAGACTGAAATCGAGGAATACGGTATCGCAGAGTGACGGCCCAAGTGGGCCGGTAATGCGGGAGGGCGTAAGCCCTGCGGTCACAACCCCGCAAGATAGGAGGAATTTATGAAAGAAAAAGACACGCCAATGCCGTTTGTCCGGCAGTGGTCGATTGGGAATGTTTATGACCGATTGGATGATCTCGCAGCCCGGAAAATTTCTGGGGAATCTAATTGGCCAGACTACTGTCCACTCCCGCTAAATATAGCGGTGGACGAAGTGAGACGCATTTCCAACGAATGGGATAGTTTCGACGCATTCTCCAGAAATGGATTTGTCAGCGTAACAACGGCGTGCTGGGCGTGGTCGAAAACAAAGGTCATGTATCAGTTCGATCCAGACCTGGCCAGACTGCTGATGCAACAGGCGGAGGAAATGAACGAATCCGATCTCTTGCCGGTTGAAATGCTGTTAAATCTCCCGTACCCCTGCATTTACATGAAAACGGCAGGGCCTACGGATAAATATATTATCGACGGGTTATTTGCATTTGTGGACTACAATACAGAAACCAAAAACACCGTGATACATTTCGTGGGCGTGAAACAGGGGGACACCGCTATATTTGATTGTTTTCTGAAATTGCAGCCTGGAAAAACAATCTGGGAATGTATAGTAGATACTATGGATACCATGGAAACGAAGGGCAGGCATGAAGAAAAAGAGAATTGGATCATGCACCTGCAAGCGATTCAGTGGATACTATACCTGGTATCCGAAAACGCAGAAATCACAAGCGGCCCAGCCCCAGAACTGGACAACAATCAGAAATCCCAGAAGGGGAAGAAAAAGAAAAGCAGTGTAAGAGTGAAAAATGTGGGCGTCCGTATCGGCGCGGCGATCCGCAAAATCAAAGCCCAGCCGCCTACCAACGCGGAAATCGAGCCAGGTGACGGTTCCAAAAAGTCTCCACACTCCCGCCGTGGGCACTGGCACCACTATTGGACGGGGCCGCGAGATGGGGAACGGAAATTAGTTCTGAAATGGACAGCCCCCACGTTTATCCATCTGGAAAACAGGCAGGACAACGTTGTTGTGTACCCTGTAAAAAAACGAAAGGGATGCAGAAAAAAATGAAAACTGAACGCCTACAAATCCCGAGTTGAAATCCCAGCTGCAAAAGCTGGCCGACGCGGACGGGCGGAACGTGAGTAACTACGTTGAGTTGCTGATTAAAAAAGAGCTGCAAAGTAAGGGGCTGGCATAACGCCCGCCCCTCTTTTTGTTATTCTTTCAGGTAGACATCCAGGTGGACTTCTCCACCCTTGTTCCTGCCGAAATCAACACAGTCATATTCGATTTTTCTTATAACAGTTTTCAGTAGGTCGTTTTTGGCCTTTGCCGGTACGTCGGGATCTTCAAGCGCACTCAGCGCCTCTGATACTCTCAAGATTTTCTCCCTGTAATCCACGGGTGGGGGGAGGCTCTTTTTGATATTCTCGATGCTGCCCTGCATGGCCTCAATTCGCTCTGATAGAACGCCTTTGCGCTCCATAAATTCCTGTTTCGTATAGATGCCTGACTCCAAAAAGTCGAACAGTTTCTCTCGCTTTTGTTTGAGCTTATTCAGTTCAACGTCCATCGAGTGTAGCATTTCCTCGTGCTGCTTATTCTTCCGGGCTTCCTCATCGTTGTTCAGCTTAAATTCAAAGTCGCTGATGTAGTCCCTCAGCGCAGCGGCCACAGCAGCCACAACATCATCGTATGGGGCCGATTTTACCTTGCACGTCAGCGATGTTCTGTGAGACATACGGCCTTTAGTTTGTCCGCCGCGATGTGCAAAATCATTGTAGCTGATCCCCTTCCCGCAGTGCTTACACACCATGAGTCTGGCGAATGGGTTTGTTATCGTCGTCTGCGCTTTTAACGGCACCTGTCCGCAAAAAAGCGTTTGTGCCTTGTCGAATATTTCCTGTGATACAATGGCCGGGTGCTTTCCGTCCACAACCATGTAATCCTCTGGTGTGAGCCTGCGCTTTCTCTTGATGGTTCTCCCGTCGCTACCTTTCTCTTTGGAGACCTTTCGCCGGTTCCATCTGATCTTTCCTGTGTACAGCGTATTTTGCAGAATGTCCTTTACTGTGGCTCGGTTCCATTCGCTTTTCCCTGTTTGTGTAGGTATGCCCATCTCGCTCAAACGCCTTGCTATCTGGCCGCAGCTTAGTCCCTCATTGACAAACCAGTCAAACATCATTTTGACGTACTGAGACTGATCGTTTAATTTCAGAGTCCGTTCTTTCTTATTTATCCGAATAATGTCATAGCCGTATGGAGGAAGGGAACCCACATAGTTGCCCTCTTTGATAGATTCTATCAAGCCGCGCTGCATCCGACGGCGGATGGTTTTATACTCTCGGCGGCTCATAAACAGGCCGAACTCGAAATATTCTTCATCAAATTCGTTGTTTGGGTCGTAGGTTTTCGTCGGCGTGACAATCAGGGTATTTGACATGGAAAATGCCTCCGCCACTTCGCCCTGATCTTTCGTATTCCCACGCGCCAGACGTTCCACTTCCATGACCAGGACCCCTGCAAACCTTCCGGCGCAAACGTCATCAAGGAGCTGCTGCATCTGCGGGCGGTCCGCGATGGACTCACCGCTGACCATTTCTTCGTAGATTCTAGTGACCTTCAAGCCTTTTTTGTCTGCAAGCTCCAGCAAGGCTGTCCGGTGTCGGGCCAGTGTTTCACCCTCACCTAGTGCCTCAAGATCAAGGTCCTTGCGTGATTTTCGGAGGTATATAGCATAGTCGTCAGGTCTTTTCATGGCTGCTGCACCTCTTGGTGTTATTTGTTTTCTCCGCTGTCAAGGGTCGGCCTCTGGGCGATTTCGTCATCGGTAAAACCGGCGTCTTTCAGGTACGCGGTTCTGGAGTCTAAAAACTGCTGCTCTGCCGTCGGAATTACCTTCAAGTTCTTTTGCACTGCCTCAAGGCTGGAATACTTATTGTCGTCCACATAATCGCGGAGGTCGCTTGCTATCATGTAGACCGTGGAAAGGTAATCTGCTGCTGCATCCTGGTATTCCGTCGCCGTTCCGTCAGCCATATCAAACGCCTCGACTTTTGTCAAAAGGCCGCCTACAAAGTCCTTTGTCTCCCCGGCGTAGCTGTAAACGTCCATCAGAGTTGTTTCTCCCGTGTCCATCGTCTTGACTTTATCAGCGAGTTTTACCTGGTACTGCTGAGCGGACCAGACCGACCGCGCAATCTCCAGATCCTTCTCTCCGGCAGCGGTCTTGGCTTCTTCCGGCGTCATGTTCTTGGCTGTCTCACTGTCACCCGTTCCGAGTGCGGCCACTATGGCGATGAAGATCACGACAAGGGCGATGATAACGATACCTAGTGTTTTGAGTGTTTTTTTCGACTTCGACGTTTCTTTCATTTTTATACTCCTTCAACAAAAGCCCTTGGCTATATGCCAGGGCTTCTTTTATATGCCCATAGCAGGGGCATTCCTAACCACTATTTCACAATTTCTGTTGCCTTTTATCACCACACTTCCATTGATATTGCCCGATACCTGCTGGATGACGAACCGGTCCGTTTCTGTTGCTGGAACGCCGGTCACCAGCCAGCCAACCGACACGCCGAGGACTTCCGCAGCCTTGCAGATATTTTCCTCTGTCGGGGGCAGCGGCATCCGTTTATGCAGCGGTATGCTGGTATCTATTCCCATTCTGGCCGACACTTCAATCTGATTGCGCTGGAGGGCAAAAATCGCCTTTTGCGCCCGTTCGTGCATTGCAACGAGATCGTACCTGTACATCTCTGCTGCACCTTCCCCTTCCTCTGTTATTTCAGCCGTTCCTCTTGCTCGTAAGCGAAATTCAATACTGCGATTTGGCCCTTCCTGTCAAGTGACCGAAAAACACTGATTAGTTCGGCCTCGCTGCCTTGTAGCTGATCCCCGTTGTTCACGTTGACGGCGCTCCCTACGCTGCCCTGGACTATGGCCGAGTTTTGCACGTTGCCCATGCTGTTGCTCATGGAGCGTTCGCCTCCGTGCAGCAGATAGTCTGTTGTTACTCCGAAATAGTCTGCGATCTTCCGTACTGTTTCACCATACGGAACAGCTCCGGCTTTCCAGCGTCCAGGCGATGACGGACTGATCCCCAGTTTACGCACGACAGCCGTTGGCCTCACCCCTGTTTCGTCGCATAACTCCTTAAATTTTGTATAAAACATACAAACAACTCCCCCTGTTTTAGTGAACCATACAAAAAGAACAAAAAGGAACAAACGCTATTGCAAACGGAACAAACATATATTATAATAGCACCATAGAGAACAAATAAAAACAAGAGTTCCGTAAAACCTACTCCAAGTAATTTTTTTAAGTGGAGCAAAAGCATAATAGCATAAAACGGAACAAAACGCAAGTAAAAAAGAACATAAAGGGGGAATAAAATGAAGCCCAAATATTACTCCTGCCAAGACGTAGCCGACATGACCGGAAAGAAGCTCAAAACGGTGTGGGGCTGGTGCAACAGCGGAAAACTCCGCGCCAGCCGTCCGGGTGGCCGCGACTATCTGATTGCCGAGGCCGACTTCCTGGAGTTCATGCAGAGCGATAACCGCCGGAAGCCTGAGAAAAAGTCAAGCTGAGAAGGGAGGGACCACCATGAATGGTGAGACAACGAACGTGTTCCGGCACGGGAATGTGATTGTCCGCATCCATGGGAAAGAACCAAGCCGCGAGGTGCTGGAGAAAGCCTGCATCAAGTTCATGCGGGCCGTGGAATCCGCAAGGGCCGAGGCGGAATCTAAAAAGGCCGCCGGTGACGAGGGGGCCGCGTAACATGGCTATGACCTGCGTAACCCTGGGCCGCGAGTGCGACGGCTGTATGAACTGCGAGAAGGAAGCCGAGGTCGTGGGTATCTGCGAGTCGTGCCGCGAGGAAATCCGAGCTGACGAGACCTACTACGACATAGAGGGTGATCTTCTCCACGAGGACTGCCTGCTCGATTGGGCGTGGAAGTACAGGAGAGAGGTCGGATGATACAACAACAAATCAACAACGAAGCCCAGTGGCACGAGGAACGGGCCAATGGCATAGGAGGTAGCGAGGCTGCTGCTATCATTGGCCTTTCGCCTTGGTGTTCCAACGTCGAACTGTGGCGGCGCAAGACCGGGCGACACGCAGCCCCGGACATTTCCAATAATGCTGCTGTCCAGTACGGCCACGACGCCGAGCCTCTGATCCGGCAACTGTTTGCCCTGGACTATGCGGACAAGTATTCCGTGGCGTATGGCGGGGCCTTTGATATGGTCCGCCACCCTGACCACCCGTACATATTCGCTACCCTTGACGGCAGGCTGACAGAGGTCGAAACCGGGAGAAAGGGCGTCCTGGAAATCAAAACCACCAGTATTCTGCGCTCGATGCAAAAGGAAAAATGGTGGAAAGATGGAAAGCCTGCCATTCCCGACCAATACTATTGCCAGGTCCTCTGGCAGATGATTGCCAGCGGTTTCGATTTCGCCGTTCTACACGCGCAATTCCGCTATGAATATGGCGACGAACCGAGATTCGAGCGCCGGACCTACACCATCGAGCGTTCCGAGGTGGCCGATGACCTGGCCTATTTGGAAACCGCCGGGGTGAAGTTTTGGACCGAGAACGTCAAGGGAGACCGAGAACCTGATCTTATTCTCCCAGAAATATAGGAGGTACCCATGAAAATTGAAGAGATCAACGCCGTGCTGGGCATTGATACCGACGCCGCCACCAGCACCAAACTACTGGCACGGGCAGCCGAGTTCTGCGACGAGATGGCTGATTGCTATAAGTCCGGCACCCTGGAGCGTCTGGCATTTGGCTCCCTGCGGTATGTCCTGTGTCATGTAATCAGCAGCCACGAAGAAGGAGCAAAGTGATGCAACTTGAAATTTATTCCCCAACTCAGGCCCAACCGCTGCCCCCCGTCGAGTGGAACTACGCCGAATTGAAGCAGTGGGTCAGCGATGGTCTGGAAGCCTACCGGGGCCGTGTGTATACCGAGGACACCGTGACCGAGGCCAAGCGAGACCGGGCGACCCTGAACAAGCTGGCCCAGGCCATTGAAGACCGCCGCCGGGAGATCAAGGCCGTGTATCTGGCCCCCTATGACCAGTTCGAGAAGCAGGCCAAGGAACTCGTCGAGATGGTCAAAACCCAGAGCCGAGAGATCGACGCACAAATTAAAACCTACGACCGGCAGCGCCGAGAGGAAAAGCTGGAACGAATCAAGACTGAGCTATACACCCCGATGATCGGCGACCTAGCCGAGGCCATTCCCTACGAGAAGCTGCACGACCCCAAGTGGTTGAATGTGACCGTCAGCATGACGGCGGTGTCTGAGGCCCTGGCTGAGAAGATCGAGCGTATCCGTTCCGGTTTTGCTGCCCTGCACAAATTGGATGTTCCGCCGGATGTGCTGCATCAAATTCATGCCGAGTTTGCGAAAGATTTTGACCTAGCAGCCGCTATTGCAGCAAAAGACCGCATCCTGGAAGAGAAGAAGCACATGCTGGAGTTTGCGCGTCATCTGGAAGCTCAGAACGCTACGAGAGCCACGCAAGGCGACGGCAGTATGGAACAGCACCCAACTTCTGAAAAGCCCGCAGAAGCGCGGGAGACGGCTCACGGCGATGAGCCAGTCATGCAGTTGGACTTCCGGGCATGGGTCACGCGGTCCCAAATGCTGGCCCTGCGGGAGTTCTTGGTAAGTAACGGAATCAAATTCGGCAAGGTGCCGAGAAAGTGAGGAATAACCATGGCAGTGAGTAACAGCATCTCTCCCAATAGAAAGCCTGCGCCTTTTAGCGCAATCATCAGCAGTGATGGGTATAAGAAACTCATCAACAACACCCTGCGGGACCCAAAACGGGCGAACCGTTTTGTCGCAAGCGTGACTAGCGCGGTGTCCGCAAACCCCGCATTGCAGAAGTGCGACCCCGCCTCTATTGTTTCGTCTGCCCTGCTGGGCGAAAGCCTGAACCTGTCGCCGTCACCGGTACTCGCACAGTTCTACATGATTCCCTACAATGACCGGAAGCACAACCGCACTGTTGCCCAATTCCAGCTTGGTGTCGCCGGATACAAGCAGCTTGCTATCCGGTCCGGGCAGTACCGCGACATTGACGCAATCGAGATCCACGAGGGCGAATACAAGGGACGAGATCGGGAGACTGGGAAGCCCATCTTTGAGTTTATCGAAGATGATTCCGTCCGGGAAAGCGCCCCGGTCATTGGCTATCTTGCATACCTGGAGATGCTGAACGGCTTCAAGAAGTCCGTGTATTTCAGCCATGAGAAGATGCTGAACCATGCGGATACCTACAGCGCAGCGTTCAGCCGCCAGAAATACGAAGACCTCCAGGCTGGGAAGATTCCCAAGAGCGAGGCGTGGAAGTATTCCAGCCCGTGGTATACCGGCTTTACCGGCATGGCCCTGAAAACTGTCCTGCGGCAACTGCTGTCTAAGTGGGCAGTCTTGTCTATTGATATGCAGACTGCAATCACCAACGACATGGGCACCATCAATGAGGACGGTTCTGTGGACTATGTGGACAACTACCCCGATGAGGCCCCGGCCCCAGCAGAGGAACTTGCGCCCGCACCCATTGTTGTGGACGAGAATACCGGGGAGATCGTCGAAGAGGCCCTTGCTGCCGCTGATCCTACCGCCGAGTTTTTCAATCAGGAGGGCTAACGTATGAGCCGTGACTATTTCAGCGAGTTCGAGGCCCAGCAGGAGAAGCTGGAGAAGCTGCTCGACGAAAACAACCTGCTGCACGAGTTTGCAGTTGACGACTATCCAATCACCCTGACCATTCGCCCCAACGCTGTCCCGGATGCCCAAATGGCTATGTTTGCCCAGGCGACCGAGGGCGTTTCGTCCAGCGACGCGCGGCTGGTGTTCCAGTTCCTCGTTGACGAGATCAACGTCCGGGTCTATGGGCGGCTGATCATCTCCGACGCGCTTATGTCCAAGATCAAGGGCCAGGCCAAGAAGATGCTGCTGTTGTGGCTCCAGGCCGACCATGCAGCCCGCGTGGAGCAGTCCGAGTATAAGCCTGCTGAGGAATCCCAGGACGGCAGCAGCGGTGATTTCGCCGAGTTCTACGAGCAAGAATAACACCAGAGAGGGGCGGGGAAACCCGCCCCCACACATAAGGAGCACGCCACATGGGTAAAAAATATTACTGGTTGAAACTGAAAGACGACTTTTTTACTCAGCCAAAGATTAAGAAGCTGAGACGGATTGCTGGCGGCGATACATACACCATTATCTATCTCAAAATGCAGCTTTTGAGCCTGAAAAACGAGGGGCGGCTGCTGTGGGAAGGTACGGAGGACAATTTTGTTGACGAGATAGCCCTTTGTATTGACGAAGATCCCGAAAATGTAGGTGTTACTGTCAACTATCTTTTGCGCCAGGGCTTGCTTGAACAGGCGTCAGAAACAGAGTTCTCACTCCCACAAGCCATGCAGAGTATAGGCAGTGAAACGTCTGGTGCCGAGCGTGTCAGACGTTTCAGAGAGCGGCACAAAACGCTGGAAATTGGCACTGGACCTGAGCAAACAGGGCAAAAAGTGTTACATTGTAACGCCGATGTAACAAGCTGTAACACAGAGATAGAGAGAAGAGATAGAGAAAGAGATAGAGAAAAGAGAGAAGAGATAGAGGGAGAAGGTACGACGGCGGATGAACCGCCTGCCCCCCCTCGTCCCCCTGTTCCCTATGAAGCTATCAAGGATTTCTACAACCTGACTTGTTCATCCTTCCCACGCTGTACGACCATGTCCGAAAGCCGCAAAAAGGCTATCAAGGCCCGGTTCACAAGCGGCTACACCCTGGAGGACTTCAAGAAGGTGTTCGTCAAGGCCGAGGGCAGTAGCTTCCTGAAAGGCCGCAACGACCGGAACTGGACGGCGACGTTTGACTGGATGATCAAGGACGGCAATATGGCAAAAATCCTTGAGGGAAACTACGACGACCATGACATGGGGCCTGGCCCTGGTCCAAGACCAGCCGGAGGCGGGCGGAACAATACCGGCTTCCAGACCTCGAACCCATTCCTTGAGATGCTGAACGAGGAGCGTGACAAACGATGACCAGAGAAGAGACACTTGCTATTATGTCCGTCCTGCGGGCCGCCTATCCCACCTATTACCGCGATATGACGCGCCACGAGGCTGAAAGCGTGGTCGCCCTGTGGGAGGAAATGTTTCGGGATGATACCGCCGAGGTCGTGGCCCTGGCCGTGAAAGCCCACATCGCCAACGACAAGAAGGGCTTCCCGCCCCACATCGGGGCAATCAAGGAGGCCATTGTCAAGATCACGACTCCGGAGCAGATGACCGAGGCGGAAGCCTGGAGCCTGGTAATCCGAGCTATCAGCAACGGGACGTATGGCTCCAAGCAAGAATTTGACGCGCTGCCACCGGTGATCCAGCGTCTTGTAGGTAGCCCGAACCAGCTCAAGGAGTGGGCAGCCATGGACGCGGACGTCGTTTCTTCCGTGGTGGCGTCTAACTTCCAGAGAAGCTATCGAGCCAGAGCAGCCAGCGAACGGGAGATGCTGAGTCTCCCCGGAGATGTGCGCCAGGCGATGCAGAGCATTGCGGCAAGTCTGGCTCTGCCTGAGTTGTCCGCAGGGGGGGCAGGGCATGGCTGAGATCAAATACATCATCCAGGGTGATCCCCGGACCAAAAAAAACAGCCTGATGATTGCAGGATCGGGCCGCCGGTGCCCAGCCTGTAAGAAGTTTGAAAAGCAGTGGATCCGGCAGGGCAAGGCACATGACGAATTCACTGAGGCGGCGGCGTGGCAACTGCGCCCCCTGCCCCCGAAGCCCATTGACTGCCAGGTCAATGTCCGGTGCCTGTTCTACATGAAGACGCGGCGGATCGTGGACGGGTTGAACCTGCTGGCAACTATCGACGACCTGCTGGTCTCCACTGGTATCCTGGCCGATGATAATAGCCGAATCGTTGTGGCCCACGACGGCAGCCGGGTATTATACGACCCGCAAAATCCACGGGTGGAGATCACGATAACGAAAATGCCAGCCGACGAGCAGCTGGCGATGTTTTGAAAGAATCTTTGAAATAATTCGGAGGGAGACTCATGCAGGAACAAGACAAGATGACAAAAGAGCGCCTGGCGTCCTACATCTCTCTCAGGCTGGAGGTAGACAACCAGCTGGAGAGGTTGGCCCGCATGAGAAATGACGAGAAAATCCCAGCTATGCGAGAAAGCGATGGGTCACAGCACAGCCCTGGCTCTGGGGATCGCATGGAGAGAGCTATCATTCGCCGAATGGAGTATGAGGACCGCGTTATGCCGCAGATCGAGGCCGCCCTGGTAGAGATGGAGACCATCGAACAGGCTATCTATGCGGTATCAGACCCGATGGAGCGAGAAGTCTTGAGACTCCGATATATGGAGGGCAATTACATACGACACTTGCCTTGGCGCGATGTTGCGCTGAAACTGTTCGGCGATGACGACAAGCGCCACATGGTAGCTACCTACCGACTCCACACGAGAGCATTGAACAACATAACAAGCTGAAAGGGACGCCCAGCCAGGGCGTCTTTTTTATGTCCTGATTTCATACACACAGAATACACACAAAATTATTGACTTTTGTGTATTGAGTGTGTATAATAGTAAGTGTAAGGGGGACAGACAATGAAACGCAGAGATTTGATAAAGCTACTGGAGAAAAACGGTTGGTATCTAAAGCGCAATGGTGGAAACCATGATATTTACACCAACGGGCGAGAGAACGAACCGGTCTCCAGACAGAGCGAAATCAAAGAAGACCTTGCAAAAGCAATCATCAAACGGAGAGGGCTGAAATAAGCCCTCTCCACCCCCTACACCATCCAACAAGGAGGAACGAAGCGTATGAAAAAGGCGTATCCTGTTATCTTTCCCCCTGCGGCAGAGGGTGGCTTTACGTCCTATATGCCGGACTTCGATATAAACTCCCAGGGTGACGACCTGGCAGAGGCAATCGAAATGGCGCGGGACGCCATGGGGATCATGGGAATTGATATGGAGGACGAAGGGAAAGCCCTGCCGGAAGCCTCTGAGAGTGTAGCGCATAAGCCTGGGGACGTTGTGTCCTTCGTTGACGTTGACTTTACCGAGTACCGCAGGCAGAACGATATGCGGACCGTCCGGCGTAACGTGTCTCTGCCAAGCTGGCTGAACGCTGAGGCAGACAAGGCGGGGCTGAATGTGTCCGCTGTCCTGCAAAACGCACTCCGGCGAGAGCTTGGAGTCGGATAAGAAAATCGAAATCGAAATGATAGTAAATGATAGCTTTTGTGGTTGTTTGTAATCTTATTTGCGTGGTATAGTACAACCATCGGAGCAAAGGACGAAGGCCGCACGGGGAAACCTGTCGCGGCCTTTTCTGTTGGAGGTGATAGCATGGGCGGTGGCTCTGGTATTGAGAACTACGGAACTGTACTCAAGGAAATCCGGGGGATGCGTAAAGGGGCCGAGACCTGCATCAAACGAACGATGTCGGATATGCGGTCCCGCGTTCCAGGCTGGGTAGCGACTGAGGTCTCCGCAGTCTACGGGATCAAGAAGGGCGAGATCACTCCGTCAAAGGCTGGCAAGGGTGGGAAGAAAGCCGGGGGTGTCCACGTCCGAGGCGAGACAATAGACTCGATAGAGGTCGTCTACACTGGCCGGGTGCTGACCCCCACGCATTTTGGTATGACACCCAAGGCCGCGCCACCGAATAGGGGCTATACCCTGAAAGCCTCTATCCTCAAGGGTAGCAAGTCCACGCTGGGCAAGGTGAAGAAGCTCACGAAGAAGCAGAGGAAACAGATCGGGAAGAACTTCCGACGGCAAGGGAGTAAGAGCAGCGACCACTCACCCATCATGCTGCTGGGGAATGGCGGGGGTGGCTCCATCCCATTCCAGCGGAAGAGCACGAACCGGAAAGACCTGGAGGTCATCAAGACTGTATCCCTGCCTCAGATGGTATCCAGTGACAGAACCAAGGACAATATCGAGAGGGCAATCAACGAGGGGTTGGAGAAGCGCCTACAGCAAAACCTAAAGCTGATCCTGAAATAGAATCCCTAGAATAATAAGCACCACGCCTGCGGATATTATTCGCAGGAGGTGGAACGTGGAGGACACCAAGACTAAGTACAGGCTCACGCTGGCACAATACATGCAAGAGATCAAGCAGGTGGAGACAAAGGCCAAGAGGGCTATGCGTATAACTCTATGGCTCAAGATCATCCTGTCCATTGCTACTGTGTCAGCTGTTGGCGCATGGCTCAAAGGCCATGGGGCGAAGGAAGTCTGGGCGTTCATCATTGTGCTGGCAGAGCTGGCCGATGCCATGATGAACACGCTGCCCTATGCTGAGCAGAGGACAAAGCTACCGGCAATGAAGATCAAGCTCACGGATGTTTACATCGAGATGGAGCACGACCTGACACGTCTGGAGAATGGGCTGATAACAGAGGACGCAGCCCTTGAGAAATACTTTGCACATAGGGACGCATGGGGGAAAGCACTCGCTTGAAGATTGCTTTTCTCTTTTTCTTTTATTTATTTTCTTTTTCTCTTTTTACATGGCTCCTCAACGTATAGGTAACTACGTGCGGTGCAATCCCGCAGGGAGCCACCACAGAGGGCGTGACCCTCTGGCATTTCTCATATCTCCTCCCAAGAATATATATGACCACAACCAGGTAAGGGTCACGCAGGGGAAAGCCCAGGCAGTAGCCGAGGCAATACCGCCCTGTGCTCCAGTGCAATTCTGGTGAGCCTGGACCCCTCAAGGATAGGACACTGCACGAGGCCGCTGTGCTGCCCTGTGCTGTGTCGGGACACGAGGGAATGTAGTTTGACTATGCGAGAAGAAAAATGCGGCACAAGCGATTCTGCGAGGCGTGAGAGAGTTTCCGTGGGTCCTTCCGACGGTCGAGCGCTACTGTGGTGCTCGCGAGCCCATTTTTTGCCTAGTTTTGAAATTTTGAAAATCGGCCATTTCGTTACCACGGGCCGAACTGTAAGAGGTGGACAACCGTGAAAAACATAGCTGCAATCAACCAGGAACGCAGGCGCATTGATGCCCTGAAACCTGCGGAGTACAATCCGAGGAAACGGCTGCAACCTGGGGACTCTGAGTACGAAGCTCTGAAACGGAGCATCGAGACGTTTGGCTACGTTGATCCTATTATCGTCAACAAAGACGGTACTGTGATCGGCGGACACCAGCGTCTTTTTGTTTTGTCTGACCTGGGATACCTGGAGGCCGACGTTGCTGTTGTGGACCTCAACAAGCAGGACGAGAAGGCCCTGAACATTGCCCTGAATAAGATCAGCGGCGAATGGGACGAGGAAAAACTGGCAGCCATTTTCTCCGAGTTGAAACTGGATGGATACGACGCCACTGTTTCCGGCTTTCAGGATGACGAGATCGCCAGCCTCATCTCTGGGGTGGTGGCCGAGGAAGCCGAGGCTGCCGAGCAGTACAGCCGAAAGGTGGACGTCCCACACTACGAGATTACCGGGGAGACCCCAAAAATCAGCGAACTGTTTGACCAGTCAAAGGCCCTGGCCCTGCTGGACGACATCGAGAGCGACGGAAGCATCAGCGAAGAGGAACGGGAGTTCCTGAAACTCGCTGCCATGCGTCACGTCGTTTTTAATTACCGAAACATTGCCGAGTATTATGCCGCCGCCAGCCCTGCGATGCAGGGGCTTATGGAAGACTCAGCTCTTGTAATCATCGACGTGGACAGGGCGATTGCCAACGGCTATGTAGACCTGTCCAAAGTTGTTGAGGACATTCTTGCTGACGGAGATGCTGACGGTGCGTGACGACTTTGCTGTCTTTATCTTGACACATGGCAGGGCTGATAACGTAGTCACGCTCAGGACCCTGGAGCGGCAGGGGTACAGAGGACGTTGGTACCTGATTATCGACGATGAGGACGCCATGGCTCCGATTTACTATGAGAAATTCGGGAAGGATCACGTCGTCACATTCTGCAAGGCTGCTGCTGCCGACAGAACTGACACCATGGACAATTTCGACGAGCATCGAGCTATCTTGTACGCCCGGAACGAGAGCTTCCGAATTGCGCGAGAGCTTGGCCTGACGTATTTTCTCCAGTTGGACGATGATTACTCCGGTTTCATGCTTCGGTATCCTGACGGCAGCAAATTGGCCCACTTGACGCCCACAGGGAAAGACCTGGAGACGCTATTCGAGGCCATGATTGACTTTCTGGATTCTTCCGGGGCGCTGACCGTGGCGTTTGCCCAGGGTGGTGACTACATTGGAGGCTTGGCCGGTGGAGCTTATGAGCAACGCTTGATGCGAAAAGCCATGAACACGTTTTTCTGCCGGACTGACCGCCCGATAGAGTTCCGGGGAACCATGAACGAGGATGTCACGGCATACACCACACTGGGGAGCCGGGGGAACCTGTTCTTTACGATCACGGATGCCTGCATTACTCAGTTGCAGACACAATCTCTGAGCGGTGGGATGACTGAGGCATATTCTGAGAGTGGGACGTATCTAAAGACGTTTTACTCTATCATTTCCATGCCGTCCTGCATCAAGGTCAGCATGATGGGAGAAAAGCACAAACGCATCCACCACAGGATCAACTGGGAGTGCTGCGTCCCTAAAATCCTGGACGAAAAATACAGAAAGGACGCTGACTGATGCTAGGAATCACTGGCGACAAGATGCTGTCGCACATTGACAGGATCGTCGGAGACCACAGGCCCATAACAGCCGACGTGTTTCTGACCAACTACTGTAACAACAGCTGCCCGTACTGCACATACCGTCGCTGGAACCTGGAGGACGGCGCGTACTCGATGGGCTATGATGAATTTGTCCTGTATGCTGAACGGCTGCTATCGTTTGGAGTGCAGGGCATTATCCTGACCGGGGGCGGAGAACCTACCGTCTGCCGAGATTTCGAGAAGATCACGTCCTGGATGGAGTCACAGGGAATCCACTACGGAATTAACACGAATTTCAATCGGATGGTCCGCATCAAACCTGACTATCTCAAGGTCAGCCTGGACGGTTGGGACGAGGATAGCTACGCCGAGCGCCGGGGCGTCCGGCATTACCAGCTCGCACGAAAAAATATCCAGGCGTATGCAGCATGGAAGCGAGAGAACAGCCCCGGCACGTCCCTGGGCATCCAGTGTGTGGTCAAATCTGTGGAAGATGTGGAAAAGTTCTTTTCTGCCAACAGGGATTTGGACGTTGACTACATCGTTTTCAGGCCGGAAGAAAGCACCGGTGGGAAAGCCTATGCTGGGGAATCTGCGAGAGCTTCTGCTGCTGAGATTATTCAGGCCGTGAATAATTTTACAGAGATAGACAGCCGCGTTGTGTGCAACTTTAAGTGGCACTTGCTGGGCGTCCAGGAGCGCGATTGCGTGGCTGCCTGGTCCCAGATTGCCATGAATGAGCGAGGCGGCATTATGTTCTGCTGCCACAAGCCGTACCAAGTCCTTGGCCACATCATGGACGAGGATATTCTGGAGAAAAAGGCGGCTGCTGTAACGGATATGCGAACCTGCGATGTTCCGTGTAGGTTGACAGCACCAAACGCTTTCGTAGCCAGCACAATGGCTGAGAGAAAGGACGCTTGTTTTTTATGATCTAAAGGCGGGGTGATCTTATGGCAGAACAGAGCAACTTACAACCGACGGCTGTTATAGCCCAGATATTTGGCGTCTCTGTCCGCCGAGTGGAGCAGCTAAAGGCCGAGGGTATCATAAAGGGCCACGGGAAGCCGACGAAGTATGATCTTCTGCCGACGATCAAGGCGTACATATCCTACCTATCCGACAAGGCACATGGGCGGGAGAAGAAGCAGACCGATGCACAGTTGGCAACAGCAAAGCTGGAGGCCGAGAAGCGAATCAAGGTCGCTAAGGCGGAAATGGCCGAGCTGGAGCTACGTGAGTTGAAAGGTGAACTGCACAGGGCGTCTGACGTTGAGGCTATCACGACGGACCACGTTATGTTTTTGCGCTCCATGCTTATGGCGCTGCCTGGTAAGGTGGCCGTAGATATGGCCGCGATACAGTCCGCGCCGGAGGCTGCGGAGCGCATGAAACAGGAAGTATACAACATCCTTGGGCGGCTTGCCTCATATCGGTACGACCCTGACGAATACAAAGAGCGAGTGATGGAAAGGCAGGGCTGGAATGAGCGACAAGGAGACGACGACGATTAAAAAACGTCGTATGCGTTCCGTTGATCGGACCTTCGCCCGTTCCTTTGCAAACTACACGCCCCCTGCCGACCTAACCGTTTCCGAGTGGGCAGAGGCCCACAGGGTATTGTCCAGGGAGAACAGTGCCGAGTCTGGCCCGTGGCGCAATGCCCGGACCCCGTACCTAGTGGAGATCATGGACGCCTTCACCGACCCGAAGATCGAAAAAATAAGCCTGGTGGCTTCATCTCAGGTCGGCAAGTCCGAGCTGGAGCTGAACATCATCGGCTATATCATTGACCAGGACCCCGGCTCAATCCTATACATTCAACCAACAGTTGACGACGCGAAGAAATTCTCGCGGCTGCGTATTGCTCCTATGATCCGGGATAGCCTGACGCTGCGGCAGAAGGTTGCTGACATAAAAAGCCGGGACAGTGGCAACACCATGCTGCAAAAGAGCTTCCCCGGTGGGATGCTGACCATCGTAGGCTCCAACAGCGCCAGCGGCCTGGCCTCTACCCCGGCGAAGTACGTCCTTGGCGACGAGCGCGACAGGTGGGCTTTATCGGCAGGGACCGAGGGCGACCCCTGGGCGCTTGCTGAGGCCCGGACGACGACGTTTTACAATTCCAAAATGGTGGATGTATCCACCCCGACGGATAAAGAGACCAGCCCCATTGCCAAGTCGTTCAACGAGGGCACAAGGGAACGCTGGTGCCATAAATGCCCGCACTGCGGGGAGTATTCCAACATCGTTTTCGACAACATCAAATTCGACTTTGAGACCGTCGGAAGTGGCAGAAAAAAGGATTACATCGTAAATTCTGTTTCGTGGAGCTGCCCGGAGTGCGGCTGCCTGTCCAGCGAGGACGAAATGCGTAGGCAGCCAGCGAAGTGGATAGCTGAGAACCCCGAAGCCTACGACAAGGGGCATAGATCGTTCTGGCTGAACGCCTTTTCGTCGCCGTGGCAGGCGTGGTCAAAGGTGGTCTACTCATTTCTGATTGCTCGAAAGGACCCGCAGCGTCTCAAGGTTGTCTACAACACAATGCTTGGGGAACTCTGGGAGGATCGCGGAGACCTGGAGGACGAGGACACCATGCTTGGCCGCCGTGAAGATTACGGCCACCGTGACGATGGGACCCCGGTAGAACTACCAGAGGGCGTCCTGGCGTTGACGTGTGGCGTCGATACGCAGGACGACCGCCTGGAGTATGAGGTCTTGGGGCACGGCCACTATGGCGAGACCTGGGGCATCAAAAAGGGCATTATCATGGGCGACCCTGCTTATGACGAACCCTGGGAACGGCTGGACGACGTTCTGGAGCACGTTTACCGGTTCCGGGATGATAGAGGGCTGACCATAGCTCGGACGTTCGTAGACAGCGGCGGGCATAAGACGCAGCACGTCTATACCCAGTGCAGGGCGCGGCTGCATAAGCGCGTATTTGCAATAAAAGGCCAGGGCGGGGACGGAATACCGTTCACCAAGCCGCCAAGCAAGGTCAAAATCATAGTCAACGGGAAAGCCGTAGGCCAAACATGGCTCTATGTTCTGGGCGTTGACGCAGGCAAGGCGGACATATTTGCCGCCCTGAAAGTACAAGAAGCCGGTCCGAGGTTCTGTCACTTCCCGAAGGGGGAGCAACGGGGCTACGACGTGGCTTTTTTTAATGGGCTTTTATCCGAAAAGCTGGTTATGAAGTCCGAGCGAGGCCGGACGCGCTGGGCGTGGGTGAAGCTGCCTGGGCATGAGCGAAACGAGGCCCTAGACTGCCGAAACTATGCGCTTGCTGCGTTCCGGTCCTGGGACCCTGATCTTGACGCCGTGGAGCGCAGGCTTCGGGGTATTGGGGATTCTGCGGAAACAAAACAGAAGACACGGCGGCGCGGTGTGGTCAAGCGCAGAGTGTCCGCCGGTGACGATTGGTAGGAGGGTTGCACATGGCGAGTAGAACGGTGCTGGAGCTACGGCTTGAGCGAAAAAAAGAGGCCCTTGCTGCTGCCGAGGAAGCGTACATTGCACTGCTGAAAGGCCAGGTCAAGGCATACGCAATCGGTAGCCGAAACCTGACGCGCTTTGATCTTCCGCAACTGGAGGACACCATTGCGAAGTTGGAAAAAGAAATCGACGAGCTGGAGTCACAGCTCAACGGAGGACGCCGCCGAAAGGCCGTGTCTGTAATTCCCCGCGACTGGTGATTATTCCGTCGGTTATCAGCCTGCACAAGTGGGCTTTTAGCATAAAACCGAAGAAAGGAGGAAGCAATGGGAACGCAAGTCAAACCTAAAAGTACCGCCAATTCTCGCGTGGTGATGAAGGGATACTCTCAGGCCGGGGCCAGCTATACAAAAAAAGCACTGAAAGGCTTTCGAGTAGCCAGCGGCGCACCGTCTGAGGACATCGACCAGAATAACTACACCCTGCGGCAGCGCAGCCGGATGTTATACATGGGTGCCCCGATTGCCACGGCAGCCCTAAAGCGACAGCGGACGAACATTGTCGGCTCTGGCCTCTGGCTGAAAAGCACAATCGACCGGGACACTCTGGGGATGACCAAGGAGCAGGCGGAAGCGTGGCAGCGTAGGACGCAGGCAGAGTTCGCTCTCTGGGCTGAGAAAAAACAGACCTGTGACGCCACTGGCCTGAACAATTTCTATGGGATGCAGCAACTTGTTGCTCTGTCCTGGCCTATGTCCGGGGACGTGTTCGCCCTTGTCAAGCGGGCCAAGGTGACACCCCTGGCCCCCTATTCCCTGCGCCTGCATCTGCTGGAGGCGGATCGGGTGCGGACGCCCACAGCAAGCGGCGGCCTGTTTACTGCCAACCAGACGAAGGGCAAGAACCCGACGACCGGCAACACCATTTATGACGGTGTGGAGGTAGACCGGAACGGGGCTATTGTGGCCTACCATATCGCCAATACTTACCCGTATCAATACGATGGGACCCCGACCGAGTGGGTCCGCGTGGCGGCCTACGGGGCTGGTACCGGGCTTCCAAACATCCTGCACATCATGGATTCTGAGCGCCCGGACCAGTATAGGGGCGTCCCGTACTTGGCGCAAGCGATAGAACCCTTGCTCCAGTTGCGCCGGTACACCGAGGCCGAGATCATGGCCGCCGTGGTGCAGAGTTTCTTTACGGCGTTCGTGAAAACCGAGGCCGGGGCCGACGACATGCCATTCAACGAACCAATCAGCGCCGACCAGGACGAGGTGAGCAAGGACCCGAACGAGTACGAGCTGGGGCCTGGAGCAATGAACATCATGGAGCCTGGGGAGGACATTACTTTTGCCAGCCCCACCCATCCGAACACCGGCTTTGATACGTTCGTCCGCGCCATTGTGGAGCAGGTAGGGGCCTGTCTGGAGATCCCCGCCGACCTTATGATGATGTCGTTTAGCTCCAGCTATTCAGCGTCGCGGGCGGCCCTGCTGGAAGCCTGGAAGGGCTTTAAGATGCGCCGGGAGTGGCTGGCAGACGATTTCTGTCGCCCCGTCTACGAGTTGTGGCTCACCGAGGCCGTGGCCCGTGGGCGTATCTCTGCGCCTGGATTCCTGACAGACCCCATCATCCGGCAGGCGTACCTTGGCAGTGAGTGGATCGGGCCGTCGCAAGGACAGCTCGACCCGACGAAAGAGGTTTCTGCTGCTGTGACCGCCGTTGAGAATGGATTCTCTACCCGCGAGGCCGAGTCTATCAAGCTGAACGGCAGCGAGTACAGCCGGAACGTGGACAAGCTGACCACGGAAAACGAGCAGCTGAGGGCGGCGACCGGTGGGAACGCCCAGCCGACACAGGCTGTACCTGTGGAACCCACAGAACCGCCCGACGACAACGAAGGAATGGAGGAAAAACCCGATGGGCAAAACGATCCCGTTTAGACCCTACACCATCAACATGGTGGGCGACAATGACGCCGAAATCAACATGTATGGTGAGATCGTAGAGGAACACCCCACGGACTGGTGGACAGGTGAGCCTATCCCCGGCAATTTCATTGCCCTGGACGACTTTCTTGCAGACCTGGACGGCCTGCGGACCAAGGACAACATCACCGTCCACATCAACAGCGTGGGCGGAAGTCTGTACGCTGGTGTCTCAATCTATAACCGGCTGAAAGAGCTTCCGGCCAACGTCGTGACCATCAACGACGGCCTTGCTGCCTCTGCTGCCAGCGTCATCTTCCAGGCTGGCAATCCCAGGAAGGTAAACGCCGGTAGCTGCTTGATGATCCACGAGGCCGCAGCGCTGCTGATTGGCTACTTTCAAACGAAGGACCTCAAAACTGAGATGAAACGGCTGGATGCCCACAATCGGACAGCTATCGCCGCCTATGCCGAGGCTACCGGCATTGACTCGGACACCATCAAGAGCGCCCTGGCAAAAGAAACCTGGATGACCGGCCAAGAGGCTGTCGATGCTGGCTATGCCGATGAGGTCATCGACAGTGGGGGCAAGGTCAGCATGAGCCTGTCCCCAGACAAAAGATTCATCGTGTCCAACGGTGTGGCTATGTCCGCCCGTGGCATGGGTGCCTATCCTACTGGCATCAAAACTATGACGGCGGCGCAGGCCGCTATTTTTGTGGGCAAAAACGCCCAGGAACCCAGTGTACCGCCTGCCCAGCAGGTTAGTGCAAAAACAAAAACAGGAGGCAAGAACATGGACAAGATCACCACTATGGAAGCCCTGCGAGAGGCTTTCCCCGACTTGGTGTCTCAGGTCGAAGCTGCTGCCAAGGCATCCGAAAAGGCCGACGGTATCCAGGCCGAACGCGCCCGCATCCAGGGCATTGAGGCTATCGAGGCCGCCATTGGCGACAAGGAGCTGGTCAAGGCCGCTAAGTACGGCGACACTCCCTTGACCGCCGAGCAGCTGGCATTTAAGGCCATGCAGGCCCAGGCAGCTATCGGCGCAACGGTTCTCAAGGACCTGGAGGACGATGCAGCTAAGTCCGGTGCCGCTGCTGTGGCTGCTGATCCTACCGGCGGCGACCCCAAGGCAAAAGAAGAGGACGACGAAGCCCAGGCAGTCAGCATGATTGCCGGTTTCCGTCCCAAGAACAAGAAGGAGGGCTAAACAATGGCTAACTACGAAGTTATGGGCGAAGTGAAGTACGCCAACATCTGGAACAGCGTTGACGTTCCCGTCATCACTGGCCTGCGTACCATCCGCAAGCTGTCTGCTGCTGCTACCTACAAGGCTGGCACTGCTCTGGCACTGTCCGGCGGCACCGCAGGCGACGGCAAACTGGTGATCCTGGGCACTGCTGCCGCATCCAACGAGACCCTGACCGCCAACTGCATCCTGGCCGAGGACGTTGAGGTTGGCACCGACGCTGACGTGCAGGCGCTTGTCTACCTGTCCGGCCACGCCAACACCAACAAGCTGGCTGTCGCATCCAGCCACACTATCACCGCCGCAGAGATCGAGGCTTTCCGTGCTGCCGGAATTTACCTCGAAAACGCAATGTAAGGGAGGGCTACAAAATGGCATTTGACCTGTATAAAACCAAAACCATGCTGTCTGCCGTTGAGCAGATGGAACCGATTCACTCTTTTCTTCGTGACCGCTATTTTCCCACCGGTGCGGGCGACCTGTTCCCCACCGACGAGGTCCTGATTGAGTACCGCGACGGTACCAACAGAGCCATGGCCCCTGTTGTGGTGGACGGCCACGACGGCATCACCGTTGGCCGTAACGGCTACAAGACCTTCCGCATGGAGCCGCCCCTTGTGGCACCCAAACGCCACCTGTCCGAGGATGACCTGCGGAAAAAGGGCTTCGGCGAGGACCTGTTCAGCAATATCACCCCTGAGCAGCGGCAGGCACAGTTGCTGGCCCAGGACCTGACCGAGCTGGACGAGCTGCACACCAACCGCGAAGAGTACATCGCCTCCAAGTGCATTTTCGAGAACGGCTACACCCTGAACCAGTGGGCCGACGAGTACGGCACCACCGGCAAGTCCAAGGCGTATGTGATGAAGTTCTACAACGAGGGCAGCAACCCCGCCACTTACACCCCTGGCACCAAGTGGGCAGCGACCGGCTCTGACAAAATGGCCGACCTGCTGGTCATGGTTCGCCAGCTGACCACCGCCGGGAACGCTGCAACCGACGTACTTCTTGGTTCTGATGCCGCCGACGCCCTGATGAACGACGAGGTCATCAAGAAGCTGATGGACCTGAACCGTTACGACGCCGGTCAGATCGCGCCTCAGCTCATGGCTGACGGTGCTGCCCTGCTGGGTATCCTGAACGTCCGTGGTCATCGTCTGAACCTCATCACCTATGACGGCACCTACAAGGACGAGACTACCGGCACCATCACCGCCTATGTTCCCGCAAAGCAGATTTGCGTGACTGCCCCCGGTGCTGGCCGCGCCCTCTATGGCTGCGTGACCCAGACCGAGCAGGCTGACGGTGCTTTCCACAGCTACATGGGCCGCCGTGTGCCTCGCTACTGGTCCGACAAGAAGGGTCGCGAGCTGCGTCTGGCCTCCAAGCCCCTGCTGGTACCCCGTACCAAGAACCCCTTCATTTCTGCCACCGTGCTGGACTGAGGGACCGAGAGGAGCGAAAACACATGATTAAGATCGTCTGTGGTGTATACGGCCACTACATCGACGGCAGAGTCGTTGCCAAGAACAGCGATTCCGAGCCGTTCTCTCTGACTCCCCGACAGGAGGCGGAGCTTGTGGCAAAGGGCGTCGCAGCGTTCGTGGACGAGGTGACAGAGGTCTCCCATGCGGGGGCCTCTGCACCTATCGGCTTCGACGAAAGCCCTGAGCCTGACATCGAGATCCCTGAGTACAGCGTTGACATGAAAGCCGACGAGCTACGGGAGATTGGGAAAGACTGCGGCCTGCATTTCAAGGTCGGTATGACCAAGGCCGATATGGTGGCCTGGACGCCTTTTTTGCGGAGAAGATCGACGAGGACGACGCCGACGAAGCAGAGGACGACGGCATGGAACTGCCCGACTTTGACCCTGCCGAGGCGGTGGAATAATGGGCTTCAAAGATTCTGTCTCCGCTGACAGAGGTATCTTTCTCGACCTTGAATTTTTCGGCGAGACCGCAACCGTAGAGGGCAAAGAGATCCCCATTGTCATCGACAACGACCAGCTGAAAACCCGCCAAGGGAGCCAGGAGCTTGCCATTGCAGAGAGCGCCACGCAGTTTTATGCGCGGACCGAGGACCTTCCCCGGAACCTGGCCCCCGGCAGCAACCTGAACATCAACGGTCGAGAGTGCTTGGTCGATGATTACAGCGAGGCCATGGGCGTCTCTACGGTAGTCCTGCGGGAGACCATTGTTGTGTAAGGGAGGCAAGCAGAATGTCCGTTGTGAACATCCTGGATAGCGTCACGGATTGGGTCCGGGAGAACATTTGTGCTCAAATCAAGCTCAAAGCGCCGCCAGAGAATGATACCGACCCGACCGACTCCGGGTATGAGTACAAACTTGTCACCCCTGCGGCTTTTCCGCTGTTCGTCCCGGCGAAGGACAAGGCACCGCCTGGTATCCTGTCCCCGATACCGTCCGTTTGTGTCCGGTTCCTGGAGGGGGCCGAAAGCCCGGCAGGCAGCAAGGGCAGTATCGGGATGCAGCTTTGTTTTTCGGCCTGGGACCCTGGCGTACATGGGGAAGATATGCTGCTTCCTGGCGAGGAAGGTAAAGCGCAGCGGTGGACAGGGCCAGAGGCAGACGCCTATTTCCAGCGCAGTGCTGGGGGCTGGCGGGATGCCTGGAACTTCGTTGACATTGCCCTTCGGGCGCTTGGCAGCACGACGAACGTCGGCGGCTATGCTATCGACCGCAGCGTCCCAATGAAGTTCGGCCCCTTGACCGAGGAAGGGGCTATTATCGACGCCTATCCGCTGTGGTTTGCCTGGTGCTCTTTTTCCGTCAACTACGATTTGCGCCGGAACATGGCGGATATTTCAAAATTCCTGTAAGGAGGAAAACCAATGGCAGTATACAAACACGGTACCTACGGCGAGTTTTCGGCAAGCATTGGGAAGCCTGCGTCTTCCGCTGGCACTGTCGCCGTCTACGTTGGTACCGCCCCGGTAAACCTTGTCCGGGGCTATGCGACCGCCGGTGTCGTAAATGAACCGGTATATCTGTCCAGCCTGTCCGCAGTAAAACGGCTGATGGGCTACGCGGCAGACTGGGCGAAGTTCACGCTTTGCGAAGCCTTTGCCCTGCACTTCGACAGCGAAGAGAACGTCGGCCCCATCGTGGCTATCAATGTTCTCAACCCTGCTACCCACAAGAAGAGTGCTGAGACCACGAAGCAGCTCACCTTTGCTAATGGCCGGGCTACCATCGACAGCACCACCATCATTCTGGATACCCTGGTATTGGCTGAAAAGGTCGAGGGCGTGGATTTCTCCATCGACTACGACTTCACCAAGGGTCAGGTCATTATCGAGAGCCTGGGCGATACTGAGATCACCGGCTCTGTCAGTTGTACTTTCAGCGAGATCGACACTACCAACATCGACAAGGATGACATCGTTGGCGGCGTGACTGCCGCAGGCGTGTACACCGGTCTGGGCTGCGTGTCCCTGGTGTATCAGGATCTTAACATCATCCCCAACCTGATTGCCGCCCCTGGCTGGAGCGACAAGAAGGACGTTTACTCCGCCATGGTCAAGGCAGCGACCAAAATCAATGGGCACTGGGATGCTATGGCCGTCGCAGACATTCCTCTCATGGATTCCAACACCGCTGTTGATACCATTGAAAAGGCCAACACCTGGAAGGATACCAACGGCTACACCAGCGAACGGGCAAAGGTGTGCTGGCCCCAGGGCAAGGACAGCTCTGGCCGCATTATTCATGCCTCTACCCTGTGGGCGTGGCGGCAGATGCTTGTGGATGCCGAACACGACGGGGTGCCTATGGAGTCTGCCTCCAACAAGGCTGTCCCTGTTGTCAAGCAGTATTTCGGCGCGGCGGCCACGAATCGCGGCTTTGACCAGCAGCGGGCCAACGACCTGAACCAAAATGGTATCTCCACCATCGTATTTTTCGGCGGCCAGTGGGTACTCTGGGGTCCCCATACTGCGGCGTTCAAGCACGGCGCGATTACTGACAATCGCGTGATCTTCGACGTGTCCATCCGCATGATGATGCACCAGTCCAATTCGTTCCAGAAGGACTGGGCGCTGACCATCGACAGCCCCATGACTCGCGCCATGGCTGACACCATCAAAAACCAGGAGCAGGAGAAAGCCGACGCCCTGGCCTCTATGGGTGCTCTGATCGGGACTCCTGTCGTTCGGTTCGACGAAGACGACAATTCCACCGACGAGCTGGTCCAGGGCAATTTTGTCTGGAGCTATGAGTCTACCCCGACGCCGCCCTTCAAGTCCGGCACCATGAAGGTGGCCTATTCGTCCGAAGGATTCAGCAGCTTTATCGGAGAGGAGGGTTAAACAATGGCATTCGTAAATGTTACCGGCCCCGTAGTGGCCGAAACCGTCTACGCGAACAATAAGCTCGTCGCAAAAGACGTAGAGCTGACATTGCCCGCTGTGACGCCCACCACCGCAGACGTGCAGGCCATGGGCACCATGAGCGTCCCTATTCCTCAGCTGCTGGAGAATATGGAACTTTCCATTACCAAGATCGGCACCGACCTGGGCCTGTCTTCCATGCTGAGTTTTGACGCTTTTCCCATCGAGGTCCGTTGGGTGCAGAGCGTGACCGACGCCAACGGCAAGGTATCACACATCGGCTGCAAGGCGTTCCTGCGGTGTATGTCCACCGTGCTGCCAGAGGTGGGGCTTGCCCCCGGTGAGGCCAGCGAGAACGAGCTGACTTACACCGTGACCAGATACCAGCTTGTGCAGGACGGCCAAGAGGCATGGCTGATTGACCGGCTGGCCGGTATCTGCCGTGTATATGGCAAAGACTACATGGGGAATATCAGCTCCATGCTCTAAGCAAAAAGCCCTGCCGATGGGAACACCGGCGGGGCTTTTTACATACTGACGAAAGGATGGAACCGAACCAATGAACGGAACTTTTAAGCTGCACAACCCTATTGTTATCAACGGCAAGACCCATGAGTCCCTTGCCTACGACACTAACGAGATCACCGCCCTGCTGTTCACCGAGGCTGAGGCCAAGCGGAAAGCTGCCGCAGGGCTGAAAAATGTGACCATCACCCCGGCGGTGGAGTTCGACTTCGGCCTGCATCTGTATCTTGGCTTCGCAAGCATCATTGCCAAGAATCCTGAGTGCGATTTTACCGACCTGGAGCGTCTTCACGGCACCGACCTCATTGACATCATGGCGGTGGGCCGAAATTTTTTGCTGAAATCGGAGGATGCAACGCTAAGCAACTCCGACGAGCCATCCGGGACTACTCCCAAGCCTACCACACCCCAGTCACAGACCTTGAGCGAAAGCGAGTGACTGACTTCATCGCCGAGTACATCGAGGCGGTAGAGGACGAAAAGGAGCGGAAGAAGCGGATGCCAAAAGTAAAACCGGCAAAGAAACCGCATAGAAGAAGGTGATCCCGTGTCAAAAGAGCTTGAAGCTACAATACGAATAAGCGGCAATATTGACGCGAGACTGAGAAGCGCCATCGAGTCGGCTGTCAAACGGCTGGACCAGCTGGACGCTGCGGCAAAGGAATCCGGTGGCGCTATTGGTGAACTTGCGGATAAGATCAAGGACCAAAGCTCAGAGCTAAAGGCGGCTCAGAAACAATATGCGTCCTATGTTCTGGCCGGAGAAGAGGGGTCAGACCAGGCCCGCGAACTGGCTGACAAGATCAAGGAGTTGTCCAGTGATCTAAACCGGAACAAAAGCTCGTTGGAAGCGGCTGAACGGGCTGCCCGCGACCTTGCGGACGGATTTAATGATGCCGACGACTCGACCGGAGACCTTGACGACAATCTTGACGACGTTGACGATGCTGCCCGAAACTCAAAAGAGGGCTTCACTGTCCTCAAGGGTGCAATGGCGAACCTGGTTTCAGCCGGGTTTCAAAAGTTGATCGGCGCGGCTGTCGATGCTGGGAAAGCCTTACTAGACCTGTCCGAGCAGACCAGGGAGTTCCGGCAGGATATGTCCACACTCGAAACCGCCTATGATCGAGCTGGATTCTCCACGGAGGCAGCAACGAACACATGGCGAGAGCTGTATGCCGTCTTCGGCGAGGACGACCGAGCAGTCGAGGCCGCGAACAACATCTCCCGAATGTCCAAGTCGCAGGAAGACCTGGATAAATGGGTGAGGATCACAACCGGCGTCTGGGGAACCTATCAAGACGCCCTTCCGGTCGAATCCCTCGCGGAGGCGGCGGGCGAGTCGGCCAAGACGGGCACCGTGACCTCGGCTCTCGCCGATGCATTGAATTGGTCAAGTGAGGCGGCGTCTATGTTCTCGAAGTATATGTCTGAGGATGTAACGACCGCCGAGGACGCTTTCAACGTGGCCCTGTCCAAATGCTCGAACGAGCAGGAACGGCAGGCCCTTATTACTGAGACCCTGACCGCGCTATACGGCGACGCGGCTACCAAGTACGAGGAGAGCGCCGGAAGCCTGATGGACGCGAACAGGGCGGCAGCAGACGCTCAGCTTGCCCAGGCACAGCTTGGCGCGGCGATTGAACCTGTGACAACGGCGTGGACAAACTTGAAGACGCAGCTGCTCAATGCTGTTGCCCCTGCTATCCAAGCGGTGAGCGAGAAACTGCAACAGGCTATTCAGTGGATGCAAGCGCATCCTGCTGTGGTGCAGGCGCTTGTTGCTGCACTGGCTGTCCTGGCGGCTGGAATCACGGCGATCACCATTGCTGTTGCAATCTATACCGGCATCCAGATGCTCGCCAATGCAGCGCTGCTGCCGGTCATCGGCATAGCGCTTGCGATTGTGGCTGTCATTGCTGTTGTCATCGCCATTGTGGTAGCCCTATACACCCATTGGGACACCGTAAAGCAGAAAGCAATGGAGGTTTGGCAGGCGGTTCAAAACGCCTGGAGCCGAATCGCCACGGCAGTTACTAACGCAATTCAAACTGTCGCCAATGCCATCCGCACGGGATGGAGCAGCCTTGTCGGAGTTGTGCGGGGTATCTGGAACAACATTCTGAACGCGATAGTAAGCGTCTGGAATAGCATAAAGGCGAAAGCAAGCGCGTTCGTCAATGGCGTCAGGTCCACCATTTCCAGTGGGTGGTCTGCGCTGACAGGCATCTTGACTGCACCGTTCAGGGCGTTAGTGAATTTCATCGGTGGCGTACAGAGCAAAATCAGCGGCTTGTTTGGAAAGATTGGCAGCCTGAAAGACAAAATATCCGGTATCAAACTTCCAAAGTTTGCGTCTGGTGGTTTTACCAGCGGCCCGTCTATCGCCGGTGAGGCTGGCACAGAGGCGGTCATTTCTTTTAACAAGAAATACCGCGCCCAAAACCTAGCGTACTGGGCAAAGGCCGGTGAAATGCTCGGCGTAGACGATGCTTTCTCCCTGACCGGCGGAGCCTCTGGGACCTACGTTGACCTGGGCGGCGTAAATTTCGCCCCAAACATCGTGGTACAAGGGAACGCAAAGAAGGACGACATCGTGGCAGCTATCCGGGAGTCTTACCCTGAGTTCATGGATATGCTGGACGAGCTGATAAGCGAGAGGGAGGAAACAGTCTATGCCTGAGATCATTGACTATCGGGAGCATAAGACTGTCGAGGGAGATACCTTCGACGGCCTTGCGCTCTGGTATTACAACGACGAGCAGCTGGCCTCTCGCATTATCTCTGCCAACCTGGATTACTGCGACACGTTGATCTTTGACGCGGGCGTCACCCTGCGTATTCCCATCATGGATACTGTGGACACGCCGGAGACCCTGCCGCCCTGGAGGCGAAACACATGATAAAGGTCACCTATAAAGGGGTAGACGTAACGTCTGACATCTCCATCAACCGCTGTATTCACGACATGTACGCCGCTGGGCAGGCCGATACCCTGGACATTCGCTTCAACGATGCAGCCAAACTCTGGGACGGCTGGGCACCGGCGGTGGGTGACGAGATCCGTATTGACTATGGCCCTGCATCTACCGGGGCGATGTTCGTCCGGTCCTGCATTGCCGAAAATGGTCTGTATACCATCAAGGCTATGTCTGCGCCGCCGTCTGCTATGGAGGTCACCAACAAGGCGTGGTCCCAGGTCCGTTTACTCCAGATCGGGAAAGAAATCGCGGGCCGTCACGGGCTGGCTTTCCAGTCCTACAACGTGACGGACCAGCTTTTTCCCTACCTGCTGCAAGCCAAAAGCGACTTTGCTTTCCTGCACCGCGTAGCTGTCCAAGAGGGCTGCGGCTTCCTGGTATACGACAAAGCCCTGGTCCTTTATGGCGCGGCGGCCATGGAGGCCGTGGCCCCGGTCGAAAGCCTGGAGCTGCCCCTTGACGGTGATTATCGCTACAACGACGCACGGGCCAAGCTGTACGGGTCCTGTATCGTGGAGTCCGGCGACTACTCCGGCAAATTCGACGCCTGGAATGGAGTAAGCCGCATCCTACGCCCTGTCTGTGGTGATATGACCATAGGTTCAAACGCAGAGGCGGAACGCTACGCTAAGAATCTGCTGAGAGACGCCAACAAGGACGGGCAAACCGGATACGTCCGCACCGCTGGGGTTGCTGCTGGGTATGCTGCTGCATCCACGGCGAAGCTCGTCAACCAACGGGCGCCGTCCTGGGACGGCCCTGTATTCCTCTACCACGTCCGGCACGACTACGGCGTGGGAGAGAGCAAGCTATTTTTCAGAAAGCCATTGGAGGGATACTGACCATGATCGACAAAGGTTATGTTTCGTCCATCCTGGACGGAGGGAAAAAGGTCACGGTTATCCCAGCCACATCCGGCGATGTTGTGACGCAGCCGTTGACCGTCCCATTTTTCCTGCTGGGGACTATGAAACCCCGGAAAGAGATCGTGTTCTGTTCGTTCCCGGACGGCACCGGCCTTGTCCTGGCGGCGCTGGACGGCTCTTGGAACCATGACCTTGCTGGTAGTGTCACCATCTCCGGGACTCTCTCGGTGGGCGCTGTGGCGGCCTCTGGCGCGGTATCTGGTGGCAGCGTGTCCGCTGGTGGCGTGTCCCTTGGCAGTCATACGCACACAGACTCTCGCGGCGGTTCCACGTCCGGGCCGCAGTAAGGGGGGACATTATGGGATACACTGCACGATGGGGGCCGAAAGGTTTTATCATCTCTGCCTCTAAGGTCGTGGCCCTGGAAGACTTCAAAACAAGCTATGCGCTCAAGTCTGATACCAACTCAGACACTTCCGGGACGCCGCCGACCAACACACAGGGCCTGGAGCTGCAACCGCTGGAGCTGTCCACTAGGTATCTCCGCGCCCTGGGCACTGATCCACTGGGCCAGATAGCCGAATGGAAAGCGCAGATCGGCAAAACCTGGCCGTTTTTGCTGAACGGCAAACAGTTTGGACCGAAGTTCACCCTAAAGTCTTTTGACGTCTCAGACACCATGTTCACCCCGGCGGGGGAAATGATCGGCTGCACGATTTCACTGAAATTTGAGGAATACTCGACGGCTAGTACAACCAATGCATCAGCCAGTAAAACAACCAGCGTATCGACCAAGGCCAACCAGAAAGTACAGGCCATCACGTCCAAGCCAACTACGGCGGCGAAGTCGTCCAAGAAGACTACGACCACAAGCAAAAAGAAAACCACGACTAGTAGCAAAAAGAAGTAAGGGGGCAGGGACCATGAAAGGAAGCGGGAATGGAGACGTTGCCCTGTGCGCGGAGAACCTGCTTCGGATTTTCCGGGGTGAGAATCCCTATGAACGTATCAAAGGCATTGACGCCCGCAGCCTGGACAAGCCCGCCCTGGATGCAGAGGCGGAAATTTTGCAGGACGCTGAGTTCTGTATCGAAAACTACGAGCCACGGGCACAGATCGACAGCCTGGACGTTTACGGGCTGGACCGTGAGCGTGGAGACTTCCGGGTCGTCGCTGCCGTGACTGAAATCTGACAGAAGGGAGTGACGCGCATGGCGACAGACTATAATTTCGTGGAGACCGACAGCGCAAAACTCTACACCGCTATTGTGGGGAACCTGATGGACTACTGCGACGAGCCTCTGTACCCCGGCGACGAGCGCCGGATCTTCGGCGAGGCCCTGGTTGCTGTCCTGGTATCCCTGTACAACGAGTTCAACGACAAAATGAAGCAGCGGACGCTCCAGAACGCCCGTGGCTACGTCCTGGATGCTATTGGGGACATGTTCTACCGAGTGGAACGTGCCGCCCCGGCGCAAGCCCATGCGACCTTCCGGTTTGCTGTGGATGCTGCCTTGACGGAGAACGTCATTATCCCGGCTGGAACCCGCGTGACGACCGACGGCAGCGTATACTTCGCCACCCAAGAAACTGCAGTTTTGCAGGCGGGGGAGACCTACGTTGACCTGCTGGGCGTCTGCACGGAGGGCGGCAGTAATTACAACGGCTTTACTCCCGGAACCATCGGGACGCTGGTTGACCTGATCCCCTATATTGCATCGGCCAAAAACACCACGATTTCGACTGGTGGAGATGATGGGGAGCCGTACACCGAGGAGGGCGACAATAGATTCCGGGAGCGTATCAGCCTGTCCTATGCCAAGCTGTCCACGGCGGGGCCGGAGAGTGCTTACAGGTATTTTGCGCTGTCTGCTGATCCTGACATTATCGACGTGTCCATTGACGTGCCCAGCGCCAACGTCGTGGACATTTACGCCTTGATGAAGGGCGGCGAGTTGCCCGACGAGGAAACCCTGGAAAAGATCGAGGCGGCTGTCTCCCAGGACGACGTGCGGCCTATGACTGACACCGTAACGGCAAAGGTCCCTGAGACTGTCGATTACACGGTGAACATCAAGTATTACGTCACCAAGGACAACGAGGCGTCTACCATCCAGCTTATTGAAGCTGACGGCGGGGCAATCGACCAGTACAACGAATGGCAGCAGTCCGCCCTTGACCGGGACGTAAACCCCGACAAGCTGCGGGAACTGATTCTCACATCCCTGGCCGAGTACAAGCTGACCGGCGCTTTCCGCATGGACATTACCGGCCCAGTCTATACCGCTGTCGGCAAGAACGAGGTTGCGAAGCTGTCTGGGAGCGTGACCGTTACCCACGCCATCATCGTAGGGTGAGGGGGGCTGAACTGTGAAACTTTCGGATCTCGATTTCAGGAAGCTGCTGCCTCAGTTCATGCGGGAAGACAGTGCCGTCATTGGCCTCTCGAACGGCCTTGACAGCATTGTTCCGAGTCTTGCCGAATCCATGAAGGTGCTGACCACCTGGGACCATATCGACGAGCTGGCCGAGACTGAGCTGGACGAGCTGGCCGTAGAGCTTAACGTCCTGTGGTATGACATGGGTGCTACGTTGGACACCAAGCGCGACCTGATCAAAAACTCCATGGATGTTTACCGGCACCTTGGGACCAAGTGGGCTGTGGAGTCCGTCATCCATAGTTACTTTGGCGACGGCTACATTGCCGAGTGGTTTGATTACGACGGGGAGCCTGGGCATTTCCGGGTGTACTCCACGAACCCCAGCCTTACCAACGAGAAACTGCTGGAGTTCCTGAACCTGCTGGAGAAAGTCAAACGTGCGTCGTCCATCCTGGACGGCGTTTTTATTTCCCTGACCAGGCAGATGAATCTATACACAGGCGTAGCGATTCACGAGTCCGGCAAGGACGTTTATGCCATCGGCGCAAAGCCGTTGGCCTGAAAGGAGCGTGAAACATGGGAAGTTTTGCGAACAACGTCATCACTGATGCTGGCCGCATCCTTCACGCGGACTGTCTGGCCGGGGCTGTCTTCACGCCGACCAGAATTGTGATCGGCAGCGGGTCCCTGCCCAGCGGCACGGCACCGGCGAGCCTGACCGCAGTCATAACGCCAGTGAAAAGCCTGACCATCAACAAGGCCCAAAGAACGCCTGACGGCAAGTGTGTCTTCGGCGGTGTGTACTCCAACAAGGACGTCACCAAAGATTTCTATTTCCGCGAGTTGGCCCTGTATGCCAAAGGTGTCTATCTCAACGAGGACGGCTCAGTAAAGAGCGAGACGGCTGAGACTCTGTACTCCTACGGCAACGCTGGCAGCACGGCTGACCTTATGCGGGCGTACTCCACAGAGCACGTTGTCGAGCGCCAAATGGATCTCGTTTGTTGGGTGGGCAACACAGCACAGGTCAATCTTACGATTGCCAGTGACGTGTATGTCACCAGGGAGCAAATCGCGGACCTGGGGGGCGGCCTTGTGGTCATCCCCATTGGCGAAGACATCCCTGTGGCCGAAAGAAAAACCGGATTCTTGTACTTCAAGGAGAAAAACAGCGTCACTCTCCAGGTGACACAAGAAATCGGCTTGAAATTTGAATGAATGGAGGGGCTGGGATGGCTGATACTAGACCAATTACAAGACTCACGATCAAGGACAAGGAGACCGGAACCGAAACCGAGACTGACGTCAAAACCTGTGCAAGAGGTGTAACGTGCGACGAGGGCAAGACCGCCCAGGACCACATTTCGGATTTCGTGGCACATAAAAAGGACGTCAACCGTCACGTCCTGGTGCAGGTCGGCGGAGACGAACCGGCAACCGGGCCTGCTCTGTGGATCGACGAAAAAAACCTACTGCACTACAAGGATAAGAGCGGGAGCAAGGACGACCTGTACCCCGCAACGAAAGCCGCCCTCGTGGAGGGCCTGAGCGCACTGCTGGCTGGGGTAAAGAAAACGGCACAAACCGACCTGAGTTCACATACCAGCAACAAAAACAACCCCCATGGAGTGACAGCCGAGCAGGCAGGCGCTGACCCGAAAGGCGCGGCAGCTGCTGTGCAGGTGAACCTGGATACCCACACGGGGAACAAGAGCAACCCGCACAACGTCACCTGCGACCAGATTGGGGCTATCAAATCCTCTACGCTTGGCAAGCCCAACGGTCCGGCAAAGCTGGATGCCGATGGGAAACTGATCAAGAATCAACTGCCCCCCGTTGGCGGCAGCCGAATCACCATCACTTTCGAGCCTGCGTTCCAGGGCGCAACCTGGACGCTGACCGGTGGCGGGGAGAATTACAGCGGCGTGGTGGACAGCACCCTGAAAACGGTTGTCCCTGTGATGGGTGTGCAGACACTGTATACCGTGTCCGCCTCTGTGAGTGGCACGAAATACAGCACAGAGGTTATGACGCTGGACTACTTTACCGCTCTGTCTGTGGCCTTAACGCAGTTCCAGGCGACCATCATCGTCACCGTAGACGCTGATTCCACCGTCACTGCCGTATGCGGCACCACCACCCTGACCAAAACCAGCACCGGCACAGCGATTTTCACCGTCGGCAAAGCTGGTACCTGGACCATTACCGCCACCAAGGACGGCAACACCGCCACCGGAACCGTAGAGATCACCGCAAGCGGCCAAAGCAAGAGCCTGACTCTGGACTATGCGGCAGTGTTCGGCGTGATGTGGGACACAAGCAACAGCTCCACCGCCCTGACCCGCCTGACCAAAACCTCTGACCCCTACGGCTACGTCACGAAAAACGTCACGACTGAGCCAAAACCGGCGGGCGGCACAGGTTCCGGCAGCAGCCCGTTTGATAGCTTTGCGCCGTGGAACGGGATGAAGGAGTGTAACCTCAATGCGTCTGGTACAGTGACGGCATGGAGTGGACAGAGAGAGTTTTCCAGGTCAAATAAATACACTATGGTCTACATCCCTTTGTTTTATATAGCACAGAAGCGTATCGGCACGAAACAATATTTCTACGTCTCGGACAAAGCAAAAACCGGCTTTGTAAAACATCCGGGAAGCGGGAAATATATCGGGAAATACACCGCTGGTAGCAATGGTATCATACTGGATAGTTACTCTGGGCATGGCGTAGCCGTGAACCAAACGCGCTCAGCTTTTCGTTCACTTGCCAAATCTACTGGTTCTAAATTCCACCTCTATGATTTCGCCACATACTGCGCCATCATATGGCTTTATGTTGTGGAATTTGCGGATTGGAATTGCCAAGCGAAAATTGCGAGAGGAAATGTGGAAAGCTCTAGCGCCATGAGTACCGGCGATTCAGATGTTATGATTTATCACACCGGTTGCAGAGCTAATCTCGCAGGTATCCAGTACCGCTGGATCGAAAACTTGTGGGGCAACGTCTATCAGTGGGTGGACGGCTTCAACGCCAACGGTACGACGGCCTACTACTGCACCGACCCATCACAATACGCTGACGACACCACGACTGGATACACGCAGATCGGGACACTGCCTGCTTCTGGCTGGATTAAAGACCTGACTGTGACGGATAACGGCCTGCTGATTCCGAAAACTGTTGGCGGCAGTGAGACCACGTTCATCCCAGATTACGCCTACTCGTCTTCCGGGTGGCGCGTGCTTCATGTGGGTGGCGACTGGAACGGCGGCTCGGGCGCGGGCTTGCTGTACTTCAGCGCGTGGTCAGCGCGTCGTCGGGCTCGATCTCGGGCATCTCTGCGCGTCTCCTGTGTGAGGCGTAGCCGAACACAGTCCCCTCCGGGGGACCGGGGGTCGCAACCCCCGGCGCTTTGCAAAGCGGTTTTTAACAACGAAATAAATTAAGGGACTGTCTGCGCGTCGTGGAGTGTTACCGCGCCCGACGCCAACTCGTCTTCCGGGTGGCGCGTGCTCAATGTGGGTGGCAACTGGAACAACGGCTCGAACGCGGGCTTGCTGTACTTCAACGCGAACAACACGTCGTCGAACTCGAACTCGAACATCTCTGCGCGTCTACTTTTTCCAACAAATTTGAATCGTCTCATTGCGCAGGCTTTCCCTCGTCCCTTGACGAAAATCATACCCAGAGGACGGGGCCTAGTAGGTAAACTCTCGAACGGCCCCGCAGGTAAAAAGGAAGTGCTAGTATTCCTAAGAGAGTTGGATTCCTCTATAACAAAATGCTGAACATGGCATTTATCAAAGAAACGATACTTCTTGCCAGCAAGAGAAAGAAAAATCGCCGCAGTGTGCGGCGGGTGCTGGCAAACATCGACGAATACGCCGAAAAGCTGCTCGTTATGCTGGACACGGATACCTTTGTTCCAACGAAGCCGAAAATCAAACAGGTCTACGACCAAAGCTCCAGGAAGTGGCGTGAAATCAAAGTCGTTCCGTTCTTCCCTGACGCCTGTGTCCATTGGCTGTGCGTCCGGGCGATGAAACCTGTACTGATGCGCGGCATGCACCACTGGTCTTGTGCCAGTATTCCAGGCAGAGGCGGCGCAAGAGCCGTGAAACAAATCGGGCGTATGGTACAGCGCCGCACGAAGAGCAGCAAATACGCCGCTCAGTGTGATGTGCGGAAGTTCTACGACAGCATCCCGCCGGATGGTGTAAGAAAGGCTCTGGAACACAAGATCAAAGACCGGCGCTTCGTTCGGCTTGTGATGAGCATCATTCAGGATGGCCTCGCAATCGGCTACTACATCTGCCAATGGCTTGCCAACGTCTACCTGGAAGGTCTGGACCGGGTGCTTTGCAGGCAGAAGGGTGTGACCTGTGAGGTGCGATACATGGACAACGTGACGTTGTTCTCCCGCAGTAAGAGGGCCTTGCATAAGGCGCTGAAAGCGGCAAGCTCTTATCTCAGGACGATAGGGCTTTCCCTCAAGGGAGACTGGGCCGTATTCCCTGTGTCGAAGCGGGCTGTCGATGCCATTGGGTACCGTTTCAGCCGAACGTGCATCATCCTGCGCAAGCGCCCTTGCCTGCGGCTTATGCGGCAGTGTCGGCGGGCAGTGAAACGCAAGAAACGCGGCGGTGTTGCTGTGAAAATGGCACAGGCACTTATGGCTCGAATTGGCCGGTTGAAAATGTGCGCAAAGAAGAAACTAACAGACCGCTACATTCGGCCTGTTGGAATGAAATACTTGACAGGAGTGATTCGACGTGCGAGTACACGGAGACGTGAAGCCACCCGAATGGACGGCAGAAAGCTGCCCGAATAAACCTGGCACAGCGCTGGTGCGCTTTTGTCTGAACCCGGTTGAGGAAACAGTGGGCGAACGAACCGGCTGGGTCTACGATGAATTTACCGTAGAGGTTCCGGACGGTGAAGACCTGCAAAAGCGCGTTGCTGAACAGTTCGACGACTTGCTGCGGCAGGCTGCCGGTGCTGGGGCATCCCTGGATGATATGCGGGGCCAGCGCATAACAGAGAGCAAGACCGCCCTTGCTGAGTGGCTTGCTGAAAATCCGCTGACCTGGACAGACGGCCACCAGTACGCGGTGACGCAGGAAAAACAGTCACAATTGACGTCAACCATTGCTGTTCAGCAGGTGGCTCAGGCTGCCGGGGTGAAGCGCCAGCTCAAATGGAACACCACCGGCGACGAGTGTACGGAGTGGACCTACGAGGGGCTGTGCGCCCTCGCGCTTGCCATTTCCGACTATGTGGAACCGCGAGTCTCTGTCCAGCAGGCTGCCGAGGTGGCTATCCGCGATGCGAAAACTGCAAAGGGGGTCCTCACCGTTGTCTGGGACTACGATATGCCGGTGGCATAATATCGCCCTGCATTGTGTGTTCGGCCTGATTGCTGGCTGCATCTATCTGCTGATCGAACTGGCATGGCGCGGGCACACCCACTGGACGATGCTGCCCTTGGCGGCGGTGATCTTCGTCTGCGCTGGGCTGCTGGACGAACGGCCCAAGCCGCCGCCCCTGTGGTTGCAGGTGGTAATTGGTACCGCCATTGCCACGGCACTGGAGCTGGCCGCAGGGCTGATTCTCAATGTGTGGCTTGGCCTGGGCGTTTGGGATTATTCCAAGCTGCCCGGTAACATCCTGGGGCAGATTTGCCCTCAATACACGCTGGCCTGGGCAGCCCTCATGGTTGTGGCTATCAAGCTCGAAAATTTGATGCACAAAATCGCGGACTGGATAATTGACCGGAAGAAATAGAAAGGACGGGATAGCATGAACCTCCATAAGTTGATCCTGACGAAAAACGAGTGCTATATCAGAGGGGTACCTATCACTCCCATTGGCGTGATGGTACACAGCACCGGGGCTAACAACCCCAACCTCAGACGCTACGTCCAGCCGGACGACGGCCTACTGGGGACCAACAACGCCGGGAACCATTTCAACCAGCCGCGCCCTGGTGGCCGCAAGGTTTGTGTCCATGCCATTATTGGCAAGCTGGCCGACGGTTCTATCGCCACATACCAGACGCTTCCCTGGGCTATGCGAGGCTGGCACAGCGGCACTGGCTCCAAGGGCAGCGCCAACAACATGGGGTACATCGGGTTCGAGATTTGCGAGGATGGTCTGACCGACCCCGCGTATTTCCGCAAGGTGTACAGGGAGGCGGTGGAGCTGACCACCTACCTCTGCAAGCTGTACAAGCTGGACCCCAAGAAGGACGGCGTTATCATCTGCCACAGCGAGGGGCACAAGCGCGGCATTGCATCCAACCACGTCGACGTAATGCACTGGTTCCCAAAGCACGGAAAGAGTATGGACACGTTCCGGGCGGACGTTGTGAAGGAAATGAGCAACAGAACCAATGACAGAGAGAAAGAAGAGGGTGACGACATGGACATCAAGAAATTTGTCGAACAGCTGACACCTGAGATGTGTTACAGCATCATGGCCGAAGCCATGGCCTATGCAGCCAAGCAAGCAGAACCCGAATGGAGCCAGAAGGAAGGACACTGGGCCGAGGCCACGAAAAAGGGCCTTGTAAACGGTTCCGCCCCGGAGGGCTACGTCAAGAGGGATGAGCTGGCCGCTGTGCTGGGCCGTGGGGGGCTGCTGTGAGTGGCTGGCTGGCTGAGTATGGCGGCAAGCTGATCGGCGGCCTAGCGACCCTGCTGGCCTCTTCCGTTGTGGTCGAGATCGTACCCATCAAAATCTGTCCTTGGACTGCGTTTTTTCGATGGGTCGGGAAGAAGATTAACGGGGACGTTCGGGAGAAACTGGACGAAATCTCGAACGACCTCTCCACTCATATCCACGAGGACAACCAGCGCAACGCCAAACGCGCACGAGTGAGAATCCTACGCTTTGCTGACGAGATACTCCAGGGGGAACTCCACTCGAAAGAACACTTCGACGAGATCCTGGAGGACATCACGGAGTACAACCGCTATTGTGCGCGGCATCCTGAGTTCCCAAACGATAAGGCGACTCTCTCCATCGCCCATATCGAGAGAACCTACCGCACGAGGATGGAGAAAAACGACTTCCTCTGAGAAAGGGGGTGGAATCCATGAACCTGACAAACAAAGCATGGTGGAGGGCCGCAGCTATCCGCGCGACCAAAACCGTAGCGCAGACAGCTATCGGCTGTATCGGTGCAGCTGCCGCCCTGGGCGATGTCAACTGGCCTATGGTGGTTTCGGCTGCCGTCTTGTCCGGCATCGTATCCGTGTTGACCAGCGTAGCCGGGCTGCCGGAGGTCGATGCGAACACTGATGCGTAACACTGGGGAATCTGAGTCACGAAAGGGGGTGGACGCATGGCAAACGCTGAGACCACAATCATGTCCGGGGCGCTGGAGGACGACAAGGGCCGGAGACTGCTGCCGGAAACCACAGCCGTGCAGGTAATCCATACCGACGGCGAATCCAGCGAGACTAAATTCAAGCGGCAGGCAGGCAGCGCGAATATGTCCGCGACGCTGGCCGCCACTGCCGCCAAGACGGTGGTGGACCTGTCGGCCTACATAACGAACCGGTCAAAGACGTCCTATCGGCTGGAAATCCTGGCATCTACGGCAGACGGCGAGTCTCCGGTTGCTACCGTTATCGCGGAGCTTATCGGGGACTATGCCGTATTCTACCGGCAGGGCGTCTCCGTTGCGAAGGAAATCACGGTCACATATCGCCTTGTATCAATGCCCCTGGCTTGATGGGGCAGCAGCAAGGCCCACATGAAAGGTTAAGAGGTTTGTACTATGAGCACTACGAATTTCTCCCCTGAGATCGACGACAACACCTTGTATCACAAGGGCGACATTGAGGCAAGCACCGCCCAGCTGATCGACGACGCACTGGCAGCCGCAAACGCCGCTCTGCCGAAAGCAGCTCAACTCGCTGTCTCAGACATGGACGAGCTTCGGACCACAGGCTTTTTCCATGGCTATGGGACGCTCAACGCCCCTGAATCCGGCTTCATGTATTTCCTGGTCATCGCCTACCCGGACGGCTACAACTACTGGGTGAAGCAGCTGGCGTTCAGTTTTGTTGACAGCAAGACCTATATCCGCACCATGGCAAACGGCATTTGGACTACCTGGGAGCCGATTCAGACCGGCACCAGGCTGGAGGATAAGGTCGGGGACCTGGCAGGGCTGGGCACCGTGGACAAAACCAACGCAGTGGCAGCCATCAACGAGCTGGTGGCTGCCCTTGACGTAGTACGCAACGAGGTTGCCATTGCTGGAGCGCTGGCCGCTGCTGCTGCACCCGCCAACCACAACCACGACGGCGTGTATGCTCCGGCCACGCACTCCCACCCCCAGTATCTTACCAGCGTCCCCCAGTACAACAGCAACACCGGCGAGAGTATCTACGTCTGCGGCCCGAACCGGAACCACAAGACGCTCCAGGCGTTGGTCGATAGCCTGCCGAAGTTCAGCATCGGCCCCCGCCGCCTCCAGGTGGATGCTGGAGACTATGCCGAGAAGGTTGTGCTGCGTGGCTTCCATGGTGGCCCTATCACCATCGAAACCAGCGGCGCATATAGCGGGCGGGCGAATTTCCTGGGCATCCTGATGGAGGATTGCACAGCCACCATCAACGTATCCAACGTAAACGTCGGGCCTGCTGGCGGGCAGAATCCTTCCCATGGTATCTATCCCACCCGTTGCGGGGTGATCCGCGTCGAGAACTGCAACATCCAGACCGTGGCCTTTGGCGCGTACCTGGTCCGCACCAATAAACTGGTCATGCGTAATGTTACTGTCTCGCACATCGGCGGCAACCTGACCGCTGCTGTTGGGATGAACGAGAGCGAGGGAACCTTCGTCGCCCTGGACGGCCTGACCGTCAACGGCGGCTATGGAGCTACCGCAATCCAGGCACAGAACGCCGTTGTTGTGGGCAAGCGGCCCACCATGAACAGCGT